TTTTATAAACTCGCCACTGTTACCAGTGTTCGGAGGCATTGTGATGCTGTGGTTTCCACTAAATGCACTATGGGCTGGCGCTTTTAGCCCCACATAATGAGCGTTACTCGATTCGCAGTATAATCTTAACTCTGACTGTGTTCCTGTATTCTTAACAGGCAATACACCATCTGATATAGCAAAACTACCCATTTGCAAGTCACCGCCTAATTGTGGTGACGTATCATTTACTAAATCTGTATCAACCGTAGCGGGAGCAGCACTTGTCCACTGGTTTCCATCCGATGTTAGGACATTACCGTTTGCTCCATGCGCAGGAACTTCCGTGGGAGCGTTTTGTGCCGACCAGTTAGTACCATCCGACGTTAATATTTGACCATTATTACCAGCAGATATAACTGCTAAGTTCTTGTCAGCTACATCTCTTGCCCTTGTCATTATTCACTTTCCTCTGGCTCTGGATCTGCAAAATAAGGCGACCAAAAATTAGCTGGCAGTTCTACACAACAATCCGTTATGTTATCTGCACTTGCAAATGGTTTCATTGTTTGTGGGTGATATGACGCTAAATTTAAACGATATGTGTTAACTGACGTTTCACCTTCCGCTACTATTGTACGCAAAACATTAGTTGATGACATATCGCTAGCTACTGTACTAACTAGCTCATAATCAATACCATTTAGTGATATGTTAGGCATCGCTTTCTACTCCAATAAATCGCACTCTGTAGTTATTGTTTGCCCCAGAATAAAGCGAATCTCCTGCAAATAGCGTTAACTCAGGCGTTCCATTTACATAGTTTTCTGAATATGGAGGCCACTGTGTTTGAGTGCTATAATTTGAGTTTTGCTGATTTTGTAATGTTCCCCCAGCTTTGAGAACATATCCGGGATAGTTTACGCCTTCCGGCCAAAAATAACCCACCCACTTACGTCCTTCTGGAACCGTATAGAGTAAACTAGCAGAAGAACCATAAAACTGACCCATCACTGTTGAGTCAGGAGTTGGTGCTGCCCCAGCCGCTTCTGCTGCAGTTCTTTTATTTTGCGTTAAAGCCATGGCTAACTCCTATCTTCTTTAATTCCTGTTGCTCTAACAGTTAATGCTGGTGCATTTAAATATGTACGACTTGCAATCGTTGTTGCCGATGGAGTCGAAAATTGCACATAATAATTATTGTGATATGGGTTGTATTGGCCTGTTGAAAACAACCCCGGAAACGACGTTTTTTCAAGATCAATTTTAAAAACATTATAGTCTTGGGAAACATTTCCATGAAATAACGTCAACTCATCAACATAAAAAGTACCATAGGAATTATTTTGTAAATCTGAATTACCAGTACCTAATTGTGTTGATGAAGTTGATATAAACGCATTGCTTGTATTTCCGCTAAAATACTGTGCGTTCCAACCTAACGCTTCATCTGTTAAAGAATTTAATGCAATACATCTTATTCCTTGGCCTGAGACCATGTTAGGATCGTTTGAGCCAAGAACACCATTATTAGCAAGCGACTGCATATCTTGATCACGCCATGTAAACAGCCATATTCGGTACGCGTCATGCCTGCGCCACATCATCCATCTTTTTACGCCTAGCTTATCGGTAAAAGTTGATATTTGCTCCATTGCATACTCATTACGCGATACTTGTTGCGTTAGATAATAAGGCGTCCATGCGTTTCCCGAATTATTACCGAATGGGTCGGTTCCGCTACCGTGGTAAGACCCATTTCCTGTCCTCCAACGTTTCGGGCAAGTTGCACCGTCTGCGGTTGTAGTTGGCATTTCAAAAATTACACCGTAACTTTGTGAATTAAAATATTGAGAAAAATATTTTTTACCGTCATGTATTGAAACGTGATACCCGCCAAATCTATGATCGTATGATTGTGCTGAACCGGAAAAATTGGTTGTCATTCTTCCATGACAAGTAACGCCATGAGTTGCAGGATTTAAAATATTTGCATCATCTGTATCGAAAAAATAGATATAACCACCGTCATACCAATATATATAACGTTCGCCATCCCAAACGTGTTCTGTATACGGACTATTTAATGCTGCGTAACTCAAACCATTATCCATACCTACTATATTTACATAAGAATAACTGCTTGAACCTTTAACAAAGCGCATATATATCTTAATGTTATTAGCCGTCGTATGCACAATAGCATATTCTTTTGAATAAGAACTATAGGTGCCGTCACCTGACCCCGCATTAGTCGGGGTTAAAGTAGTTGTAATTCCGGTTTCAGAAATACCATTAACTGTAGGTGTTGTTAGCTGAATAAGAGGGCCAACGCTATTGTTGTTAGATGCACCACCATTTTCTAAAAATATTGTTTCATCTTTGTACGTGGAAGTCTTAGCAACAGGGCGTATTGATAAAGTGCTGTCGGCATCCATAATCGCAGAACCAGACAAGCTATCTACTAACGATCCAAATTGACCTAACTTCGAAAACTTGCCAGCAGATAAATCCGATGTTTTGCCAACGGTAACGGTGCCACTAACAGCTTGATTGTCACTGCCTTGGCTAAACTCAATGTCCTTTATGACGTATGCCGTAGAACTATTAGTCGTAAAATCATGCCTCGTTGCATTTTCTAGTTCTGTTTGTGTATACTCTTTGAGAAATAATTCTTCAATACGATCTGCCATTTTTACCTCTCTATATAGACAGCTTCATTACTGTAGCTACGCCAGTAGGTGACGCAACTGATGATTTCGGAACCCATGTAGGTGCAGATCCCGTTCCGTTAGTTTGTAATATGTAACCAGATTGCCCAGCCGCTAAATGAGCAGTTGTATCTGTTGCACTCTGGTACAAAATACCATTTGCCGTACCGCCAGCAATATTGCTTGCCGAAGTTGGTGTTCCTGATAAATCACTGTAGTTGCCACTAGATGCTACTGCCGCTAAGCCTAAATTCGTTCTTGCTGTGGCTGCATTAGCTAAATCACTCAAGTTTAAGGCCGCATCTAGAAAATTGCTATCAGCAGTAGCTTTTAAATAATAACGTCCATCAGATTGTGATTTGGTGTACACATCTGCAATACTAAACGCCCCATAACCAACTATATCTACTGTATCACCAACAGCCGCGCCTGATGCTAGCACAACATTAGCGCCATCAGTTGCCGTAAAGTCGGCAGGCATAAGCTTTAAACCATTGAGATATACGTCTACATAGCCAACGTCATATACTGATGCAAACGTTGTTTGATTTGCTGTGGCCGTGTAACTGCTTCTGTTTGTTGTTCCATTGACAGCACTTCCTGCAGCCGTCCAGCTACCGCCAGATGTACGAACAAACATCTTATCAGATGTGCTATTGAAGTACAAAGCGCCGGTTATAAGTGCATCACCATCGTTATCTACTGACGGTGCGCTAGTTTTTGCACCCAAATAGCGATCATCAAAGCTGTCAAAAGCATTTTCAGCGTTGGTAGCTGCAGTTTGTGCGTCTGTTACTGCTGTTCCTATGCTATTAGCGGCATTTGTTGCTGTAGTAGCCGCGCCTGACGCTGTTGTTGCTGAAGTACCAGCGTTTGTCTCCGATGTTGCTGCATTTGTCGCGCTAGTATTAGCATTTGTTTCACTTGTAGCCGCGTTAGTTGCGCTTGTACTTGCGTTTGTTGCTTGCGTCGTAGCAGTTGTAGCCGCAGTGCTTGCCGTTGTCGCTGAAGCTGCTGCATTAGTAGCTGCGGTTTGTGCATCAGTAAGACTTGTCCCTATTGTTGCAACATCATTAGCGGCAGACGTAGCGGATGTTGCCGCATTAGTAGCCGACGTTTGAGCGTTTGTAGCGGCTGTTTGTGCGTCAGTTAAAAAAGCAGGATCAAAAACACGAATGAGTACACCTTGTGCTGACACCTCGAAACCGTGATTGCTATACGTTCCTGCTGTTACGCCAGTTGAGTTAAGATCAATACTTATATTACCACTAACACCGTTGCCATTCTGAATAACTAGTGTGGGAGTTGTGGTTATAATCTCACGACCAATGAAGTTGTCGCCACTTTTTGCAAGAATACCAGAAGCAACACCCGATATACCGCCCGCTTGCAGTGTAGACCCATCACCTAATGTATTGTATATCTCGGTAAAATTAGCATTGATTTTTTCGGCAGCTTCAAAAAGGCTATCACCGTCTAGCGTACCGGGATCAAGGTTGTCGATTATCTGTTTAGCCACACTGTTCTCCGATGAATTTACGATAACATCTTACAGGAAAAAAGATATTAATACGCACAATTAGTCGTTGCTTTCACGTATTACTCTAGCAATGTCTATGTTGGCAAGATTTGTATTGGAAATGTACCGCCAAAGTACGGCACCATTAGGACATTCTACTTGGAACACGGTTTCGTAGAAACCGACTTTTATTATTCGCGCCTTTTTACCCTCTAGAATTACTTCTTGTCCTGCAGCCCAATGCTCGGCACAGATAAACTTAACTCCATATATCGTATTGGTAATTAGATCCTTTAACGCAAAGCCAAACAACATAGCTATACTTATACCAATCAAAGGCGTAGCTAACTCTGCTATGTCAAAGGAGATCTTGTTTAACTCAGTTAACTCCATTTGGGCCTCAAGGCGTTTTTAAAAAATTTTTTTTGGCCCTTAGAAACTTAACTATTGTGTGTGTTTAGGTGGAGTCGTAGAGAGTTGTTCCTGTTTTTCTAACCCCCCGCCCTCCATATACACTCACTGAGGACGACCACCCTAGCCCAGATCTATATTGACACTCACTCCCCCTGAGTGATGTACGTGCTTCTTGTCTGCTGCTCTTAGTCCCATGCGGTCTAGAGTGTCCTTGGCTGCAGCGAATCTCACTTTGTCCTCATCTGCGGTTGTCATTAACTCGTCGATAGTGCTGACTGCTTTAGACACCATGTCTGTACCTAGCCTAGACATCGTTGCGTGTTTAATGTACTCCAATATCACTGTGTTTTGCATCAGCTTGTGTGCTACTGAGTTCGGGCGTTTGGCCTTACTTCCCGCCAATCTTACTGCTTCACTGCGACTCCGCACGTTACCGATTGCCATGACATCCGCAAACCGTCGCTGGAACGGTGTTAACGTCTTTCCTATCTCATCCAGTGTACGCTGTTCTTGTGCCGTCTGCGCTCTAAACTCTGTTATCTCACTCATGGCTTCTCTCTTCCTATCACTGCATACGCCAAATGCTTTAGATATATAGACGCTCACTCAGATGTGTGTCAAATCACTTTTTATTACATCGTAGTATCAACCACTTAGCTGTCCTCGACACCTATCACTAAATACTACTACTACTAAATCTTCTAATTCTCCACTCCGCTCACGGTCGAGTAAATAGGGTCGGCACTCTTCAGACCTAAGTTCCACTTACACCGAGGGGTGTAGTTCCACATAAGGCCTTGCAGAGACCTAAACGCAGTTTACCCTATTGACTAGCCCTCCGCTTCGTAGTTCTCGGGGTCAAAAGACGTAGCATGGTGTTGCGTCATAACTTTGGAGTTTATATTATGTCTTATTTCGTACTTGGTCTTCTCGTACTTCTTGCTATCCCTACCATCGTCGGCATCGCACTTGTCGCTATCTCTGCTATGTGGATACGCAATCTGTCACGCAAACGTAAACTCGACAACGGTGCTATCTCATGGGTCGACTACACATACCCAGACCGTGACTGCGTTGTACGTCAATGGTGCAAAGAACACGCACCACACTATCTTAACGCTGACTACTTCTTCACTCCACGCGACTTCAATCGCGTCATGGACATCGAACTCAAATCTAAGGAGAAACACTAATGCGTACCATATCATCACACTACTGCGACGGAGTACGATTCGACATCCTATCATACTCCAATGCCTCGTCAGGACACGATTCGTCCCTACAAGCCGAGTGGCGCTTCGTAGACGATGTCACCACGCTAGGATATACACGACGCGGTATGACACGACCCTTCACTAACAACACGGAGACTGAATAATGGACAGCATACTCTCGATATTTGTCGGCATATGGTTCGTCGTTGCTTCGACGTTCCTCTTCTATGCTATTATGAACTTCGTTGCACCTAGCATCGTCAACTTAACATCTAACTTATGGAGTAAATTACATGGCATTTTCACTCGCTGAAATACGCGCACATTATCTGGAAGTTGTGTCCGACACGACAGACTTCCTATCACCACGCAACACCGTCGACTTTCTTGACACCGTTGCACACGACTTCGTAACAATCTTTGACACATTGGAGAATGACAATGACAAGTAACCTCGACAACTCAATCGTCCCTGTAGAAGTAGAAGCTGCTATAGAGGACAACATCCGTACCATCTTCGACAACCTTGCCTCTCTTGCAGATAGCGTCGACTCACTGTACTACGTCAACACGCAGGACGGCAACAGCTTCAACCCAGTCAACAATATCGTCGCATACGATATGTTGTCCAAGATGCTTAACGTCGCACACACGCAAATACACACTGACACCCCTGCATGGTCTAAGCGTCCACCTACTATCAAACAGATGCTCGACATGAACCGTCAGGCTATCTTGCGCGAGCGTGCCAAGATCACTAGCAACCTAGAGATCGACCGCTCTGTACTCACTGCGATTTACGAGCGTCAACAATCTGCATCATATCGCGCTATCATCTACACGACCATCCTCAAACTTGGTAAACCGTTGTTCGCTCGACTTGCCGACAGACCGTGGACTCCAATGCCTGTGCAGTCCACACCGCCCACGCCTAACGCACAAAAGTTAGGTAACGAGTGTGACTTGCTCGACGCTCTAATGTCCGACGTTGACAAGTTCCTCAATCCCGACCACGACAACCCAGACGTTGCAACACCACCGGTTGCCGACCCTGCGTTCTAGTCACCACGTCCTAGGCACGACGAAAAACTGCCTTCCTATCATCGCGAAGCGATGTACACCCTCCCCTCGAAGCGGGCCGGGGCTGGGGTTGGAACAATCAAACCGCCCCCCTGTACTAACTAACCACGGAGAGACCATGGAAATACTAGCAATCTCAATAACAATCTACATTCTTGTAGGTATATACACACAACTAATCAGTTAGGAGCCACTATGAATTATTTACACACAAACTTACCAAGCAGCCACACCGACTACACTACTGCAAATAGCACATCAAGCAACTATGCTGACTTTCCAATCGATGTACTGCCACTATATAGTCGTGCTATCGACACTGGCGTAGAAAACGAACTCGATGCTCGTCATGCAAGAGTAGTTGTACGTACTGACACTAACGAACACTTAGGCATCGTTGGCCCTCGTACTATGCCAATACCATATGCTCGTACAATGGAGGCAACGGACTGTGTGTTGCAAGATGCTGGCTTGCGTTACAAATCTAATACAAAAGTATTTGAAAATGGCGCTACGATGCGTAGACAGATCACTTTCCCCAACATCACCATCGAGCCTGTTGTTGGCGACGTTGTTTGCTTTCAAATCGACCACTTTGACAGTTATAACGGCAAATGGGCTTTGCAACTAAATGCTAGCGGTCAACGCCTTGTATGTCTCAACGGCATGACGCAGCCGGACTACTATGTTCGTGCTTACACACGACACACAACCAACGCTGTACTCAACGTGCGTGAGTATGCTGAACAACTACGCCAAGGCATTGAGAACTTCAAAGAATCAAATGACAAATACCAGCGTTACTACAAACAACCATGCAGTTACAACAAGTTTGCTGATCTTATGCT